CTCAGCCTTGGTGTAGTAGTAATCGGCATTTGCAAGTATGGTTATGGTCTGCTGCACAGCCCATCTATCCAACTCATCGGCTGGATTGATGGTAACTGTGTTGCAGCATCCGTGACCAATGCTAGGTGCTGACCACTCCTTCATTATGTCTTCATATCCTTCTATCATCTTACTGTAAACACGAAATCTTTAGAGATATTATGAAATGTTGGTTAATGTCCAGCCAACTGGTACAGCATCAACGCCTCTTGTCCAGCTAGAATTGGTTGGGTTCTTGTAGAACGTACCGTTTGCAGCCACACCGCTAACCCACTCAACAGTCTGATTTGAAGACTGGTATTCAAGGTTACAAGTGATTTTGCTCAGACTTGAGCAGCCCTTGAACATATAGTTATAAGCACCAATAACGGCACTCCTTGCAGACAATACTGGTGATTCTGTCATTGCTGTACAACCAGAGAACATTGACTCATAACAGCTTGCTCCCAATATCGTTGCTGGCAATTCCTTTGGAGGTTTTGTAAGACTTGTGCAACCCTTGAACATTTCCTTGTAGCCGTTCTTTGTGACGTTGGTTGTAGGTAGTACAAGGTTTTCTGCACTCTGTAGCTTTGTACAGCCACTGAACAGTCCTGGCAATCCATAGTTGTATTGACCGAATGTTGTGTGGTTTTGATAATCCTCCTTGCCCCACACTATTGACAGTATATTGCCCTCAATGTCGAATGCTCCTGTTGAAGAGAATGTGCCAGGATGCCTGTTGCAGTTTGACAGGTTCAAATCCCACATAATTTTCTGACCAGCCTGTACTGTTGGTGTACTTACGTTGTTGATATGATACCAAGTTGTACCACTATCTAAAGAGTATGTTACACCAAGTCCACTCAACTTAAACGTTCCAGCTTCCTTTGCTACAAATGTCAATGGTTGGGCACTGTATGCTGTTGGAACGTATCCGCAATCTGTAGAGTTTGCCTCTATGAGATTACCTCTCCTTGTCTGCTCTGGCTGAACGTGCTGCCAGGTAGTTCCACCGTTATAGCTTACCTCGTAGTAGACCTTGTAGTACTTGCTAGTGCCAGAGCATAAGTAATCGCTAGTTGGAGCTGCCTTCCATCTGTACTGAGGTGCTATATATCCACAATCGGTACTATTAGTCTCAAGTACTGTGTCACCTGTCCTATAATTACCTGTATCCGTCCAGGTGTTACCCCCATCCGTTGACTGTTGTTCCTTATCCTTGCTCATCTTGGTTGTACCAGAGCAAACATAGTCATTCTCACCAGTCATCGTTATCCACCTGGTAAGTGTTTCTCCTGTAGAACCACAGCATCCGCTTATCTGCTCCTTCAATGAGTCAATTTGCTGCTGTAGGTTTGTAATATATTGAATAACCTCAGAATTGGTTATGTAGTTCTGGTTTGTTACCCAGGTCTTTGTTGCATAATCTGGAAGCACATCGTATGTAACGTAGTCTGACAGGTCAACACCTGTAATATATCCCTGGTTCTCAACCCATAGCTTGGTTGCATAATCACTGAGGTCAACTCCAGTTATATAGTGCTTGTCCAATACCCACTGTTCCGTTGCATAGCCACTGAGAGACTGATGTTCTGTAAGGTATCCTGCATCGTTGGTGAAAGCAGTGTTGCTGGTAGGAATTGTCGGTATCTCTCCCTCAACCACCGTTACAGCACTCTCAACCAGGTTAATGGTCTGTGCTGTGGTATAGTAGTTGCTGAGGTCTATTGTTCCTCCAGTGCCTATCTCAATATCACCGTCACCTACGATGGACTGACCGTTGATGGTCTTCAGATGCTGGTGCTCTGTAAGGTATCCCTTGTTCTCAACCCACTGTTCTGTTGCATAGCCAGACAGTGAAGGTATCTCCTCCTTCGTGGCATAGTCTGAGAGGTCAACGCCAGTGATGTAGTGTTTATCAAGCACCCATTGTTCTGTTGCATATCCAGATAGACTTGGAATTTCACCTTCAACAATGGTCATTGCTGATGTGATTGCACTCTCAACTTCTTCTGGTGTTATGCAGCATCCAGAGGTGATTGCACTCTCAATTTCCTCAAGCATCTGGTCAACCTGGTACTTGGTGTAATAGTTCTCAATAGGCCCAAGTACTGGCTGACAACAGCCCATACTGAGGTTATAATTTTTTGGTTTACAATTGCAATTGTCCATATTATCAATACGTTTTCATAAACACGAAAAATGGAGACTTTCTGGGTCTCCATTCTTTATTAAGGTATCGCCTGTATCCTGGATGCATAATCACTCCATACGGATTTGTATCTATCAAGACTACTTGTTGGAACATAGATTGGACAGTTATTAGTGCTGGTAAATGCCTCATTTCCCAATCTAGGTGGCGTTGCGGCATTAACTGTTACACTTGTAAGACTTGTACAATTTCTGAAAGCATATATACCAATACTTGTAACACCACTTGGAATTGTTACACTTGTAAGTCCACTACACCTTTCAAAACTATAATTGCCAATAAATGTTACACCATTGCCTATCGTACAACTAGTAAGACTAGTGCAACCACTGAAAGCTTCATTGCTAATAGCTGATACGCCACTTGGTATATCTATACTTGTGAGGCTTCTACAGCCACTGAAAGTTCCTTCGTTAGTACTTGTAACACCACTACCTATTGTACAACTTGTAAGACTTCTGCACATATAGAAAGCTCTCTTACCAATAGTTGTAACACTATCTGGAATAGTTATGTTTGTAATGCTAGTACAAAGAGTGAAGGCACTGTTACCAATGCTTGTGACATTATTTGGTATTACTACACTCGTAAGACCAGTACATCTTCTAAAGGCACTATCACCAATATTTGTAACACTATCTGGTATAGTTACACTTGTAAGTCCACTATAGTTTCTGAAGCTATCACCACCAATACTTAAAACACAGCAGCCTATTTCAGCCGAAGTCATTGCAGAATATTTATAGCCTGTTGGTCTAGTGTTTCCACTAGTAAGCGTGGTACTACTATCACAAGCTAGTGAATAACCAGTACCGTTATTATATGTTGCAGTAAATTTTGCGACAGGTTCTTGACAAGGTGGAATTCCTTGTATCCTGGATGCGTATTCACTCCAACTAGACCTGTATCTCTCGATACTACAGCAAGGCACATAGATTATACAGTTGTTTGTGTTGTCAAATTGATTTCCATTCGCCAACGTTGGTGGTGCTGATGCTCCAATAGTGATTCCAGTAAGGCTGGTACAGTCTTTGAATGCACGACTATCTATCCAACTTACTTCACCTGGTATAGTTATACCACTAATACTCGTACAGCCTCCGAATACGTCTTGGCTCAAGTATGTCACACTACTAGAGACAGTTATACTAGTCAGACTAGTACACCCACTGAAAACACAATTGCCCAGGTTTGTGATGCAATCCCCAATTTCAGCAGAAACCATAGTTGTGTAATCATATCCATTTGGCTTCGTTGTTGCCGTTGTCAGACCAGTTGTCCCTCCACAGTCTTCCACATATTCACTGCTGTCTGAATAACTTGCTATAAATTTATAGAATGTTTCTTGACACGGCTGTATACCCCTAAGTCTTGGTAAATATTTTGACCAGTTTTCAGCAGCTCTATAAGTGGCGATGCTGTCACAAGGAACATAGATTGGACAGTCATTAGTATTGTTAAACACATCAGTTCCAAGAGTCGGAGGTGTGGTTGCATTGACAGTTATACCTGTAAGACTAGTACATCCGTTGAAAGCATAAGTACCAATGAACGTTACGCCACTTGGAATGTCAATACTTGTAAGACTACTACAATTTCTGAAAACACCAAATCCAATCCACGTAACGCTACTTGGAAGAGTTATACCAGTAAGACTACTACAATTTCTGAAAGTATCGCCTCCATATGGCTGTCCAGCATTAGGATGACCTAAATATTCAAGCTGTGAACCATTTTCAAACGTTACAGAGGACATACTGCTACAACCTTCGAAAGCTGCATCAATCCTTGTTACACCACTAGGTATTGTTACGCCTGTAAGACTTGTACAACCAGCGAAACTAAAATTTGTTAAATATTTGAGCTTTGAACCTTGCTCAAACACAACTGATGTCATACTTGTACATCCACTGAACACACCATTAGGTATGCTTTCAACTAACTTTGGTATTGTTACGCCTGTAAGACTTGTACAACCCTGGAAAGACCATTGAGCAATGGTATCAACACCAGAAGGTATTGTTATACTGCTAAGACTGGTACAACCACTGAAAGCACTCTCGTTAAAGCCAAGGAGATTATCAGTAAGTGTAACACTAGTTAGACTCGTAGAATTACTAAAACAATTAGTGTCAATCACACATACACAGTCACCTACCTCAGCAGATACCAAGGTAGTACTAGGCTGCACCTCACCCCTGGTAAGCATCCCACTGTATCCACTTTCACATTCTAGTCTCCTGGTAGTGCCATCGCTGTAAGTACCAAGGTACTTTAGATAATATCCGCAGTCTTGGCTGTATTCCTCGATAAGGCTACCTCTCCTGGTCTGCTCTGGCTCAACGTGCTGCCACGTAAGCCCATTGTCGTATGACACCTCGTAATACTCCTTGTAATACTTGCTACTACCAGAGCACATATAGTCGCTCTGTGGTGCTGTCTCCCATCTGTACTGAGGTTCAATGTATCCACAATCCTGTGAGTTATGTTCAACCAGTGTTGTAGTTGTTGCAGTTGTTGACCACGTTATACCTCCATCTAATGATACCTGGCTATAAACCTCAACGTACTTGTCAACACCCTCACAGTAAGGTGTACCACTCGTGGTTCTGTACTGAGGTTCAATAGGTGGCACATATCCACAGTCAGTTGACTGCTGCTCATATACGCTACCCTGCTGGTATTCTGGTGGAACAACGTCATACCAGGTCGTACCACTATCATAGCTGTACTGCCTTATCTGTTTGTAGTACTTGGTTGTACCATCACAGTAGTAATCTGTAGATGGGTTCATGTTCTCCCACCTGTATTGTACAGCAGGACACTCATCACAGATGTAATCCGTCGTTATTGGCAACGGATACCACCTGTAGATTGGCTGTGTGTCACCAGTGTATCCACAGTCTGGGTCATTCTCCTTCTTCATAACGAGTGGCATTGTGCCGTCACCGTCAACGGAGAATATGTTTGGGTAGCAAGGAAGCCAGTCTTGACTCCCACGCTTCTCATATTGCTGATAAAGATAATAAGAATTATATTGATTCATATATTATGCATTTTGTACAGTCCAGTTAGTTGGAATACCATTTTCTCCCCTTGTCCAATCGTTCATTGATGAATTCTTAACGAACGTACCTGTTGATGATACATTTTTCAGCCATTCACTAGTACATACTGTGGCAGATATATCAGTCGCAAGACACTTGACATAGTTAAGACTAGAACAACCATCGAACATAACTTGATAGCAACCCTTGACCAATGTTGTTGCAGGAAGGTCTGGCGCATTCCTTAGTGACGTGCAACCTTGGAACATATTAAAATAGCAAAACTTTTTCAAAGTTGTAGCTGGCAACATATTTGATGGTACTGTCGCCAATGATGTGCATTTGGCGAACATATTATCGTAGCAATTTTCTTCCAATGCTGTAGAAGGTAGTGCATAAACCGTTGTCAGTGATGTACAATTATAAAACATATTGTCATAACAACCTTTGACCAATGTTGTTGCAGGAAGGTCTGGCATTGTCGATATTGATGTACCATTAAACATTGTCTCATAACAATACGGTGCAAGTGTAGTGGCTGGTAATGCAGGTGCTGTGGTTAATGATGTGCAATTCCAGAACATTGCTGCATAACAACTTTCTCCTAGAGTTGTAGCTGGTAAGATAAGATTCTCAGCATTTACTAGAGAACCAGAATCTGGAAACCACCCATCAAACAAATTATCGAAAACACGGTATGTATCAGCAAGACTTGTCTTCCCTATGAAATCATCCCCATACAGTAGTGACATTATGTTACCCTCCACTTTATATCTTCCAGTACAGCCGAAATTATTCATATAGTTGTGCGCATTACCATCATTTGGGAACAACTCGTGTCTGAATGTACCCTTCCACATTATCTTTTGACCAGACTGAACCATAGGCGTGTATGTGTTATTTGGCAGAGAAACCCAGTTGCTACCACCATCAAGTGAATAACTAACCCTGTTAACGCCATCCACGTTATCAACATTTGACCAAAACTTAAACCTAACGCCCTCCAGCGCAACAAACGTCAGATACTGGTCGCTATACTCTCCTCCACCACAGTCCTCGCTGTAGTACTCAATAACGTTACCTTTTCCATATTCGGCTGGTGACACGTCCTGCCACGTTGTTCCATCCGTGCTGTATTGCTTCTTTGTCTTCTGGTGCTTTGTTGTGCCATCACAGGTATACTGTCCTGTTACATCAACCCATCTGTACTGTGTAACAGCACCACACTCAGCAGAGTCGTACTCGTACAGGTCACCCTTCCTGGTCTCACCTATGTTGACCCAGGTAACTCCGCTGTCGTAGCTCACTTGTCTAACTACCTTGTAGTATTTACATTGATTTGCCATTTAATTCGCATTTCATTAAACACGAAAATGAGCGATGGGTTATGATAGAAGTGTTACATATGGAAATACAAAAAAAGAGACTGAACAAATCAGTCTCTTTTTTATTTTGTTAGAATCTCTGGTTAAGAGATTACACTGTTCTTGATGGTTGTTACAGCAGCGTCTGACAATGGCATTGGAGACTCAGCGATGTTACCGCTAAGTACTATCTGAAGTCCATTGCTCTCAGAACCACCAGCAAGTGTTGCTGTCTCAGCCTCAAGAGGAGCGATTCTTCCGAAACCAAGGTAGTTACCGTCAGCTGTCTTCACAACCACGAAATAACGTCCAAGTGAAAGTGCATCCAATGCTCCGTGCATACATGCGTTATAAGTACCAGTTACATTAAATGTGATACTTGCGTTACGATAACGAGAACCGCTATCTTCGACGACTAGGGTATCTTCAAATGATGCGGAATTCTTGGCAGGCTCTACTTTTGCCACCTTTGCACCCTCTGTAAGAGTAACAGCTGTAATTTCCTCACAGCCACCACTGTTTGTGGTGAAAGAAGTACCAGAAAGGTCTTCATAATTTATAAGGTACAGCTCAACAATCTCTGGGAGTGAATAACCACACTGACTGCTCCTAGTCAAATTTGTTGACAATTTACAAATAGCCATAATATATACTATGTTTTGTTTATTATTTTCTTCCTTTGTGAAGGGACTGTAAGCCGTATTGCCCACAGCCCCAGGGATTTTATATTAATCTAGACAAATGAGTCAACGATTACGCTACCTTGCCGTATACGAACAGCTCTGGCATTATGAGTCCAACTGCGATGTTAGAGATAGCAAGCACTCTGAACATGTTGTCACCAGTAGTCTCTCTCAAGTCAATGAGCTTGTACTCAATGTGACTGTCGAAGGTGTCATATCCAAGAACCAAGTTCTTAGCTGGAGCGAAGAGGATAGAACCACCGCTAATCATGCTAGGAACAATTTCATATCCGAAGATATAGATACGTCCGTTCTCACGACCAAAGTTCTTGAACCTGTCGTTGATGCTGTTACCGCAACAGAGCTTACCAAGAGCAATCTCAAGGATTCTCACGTCTGCATGGTTCATGAACACCTTGTAACCCTCAGTGTCAACCTCAGCTGCATTTGCAACCTCAAGACCCTTCATGATTACATCCTCAACCTGTCCGATGATGTTGTCAACTGTAAGTGCAGAAAGAGTAACCTTTGTCACTCCAGTGTTTCCAGCGAGTTTCTTCTCAACACCGTCAACTGCCTTCAAATAAGTCTTGGTGCTAGCAGTTCTTGCAGTGTCACCCTGCCAGAAAATCTCCTGGTATTCCTTAGCCATCTTCTGACGAAGCTTGCCGAAGTACCACTCACCGAAAGTCTGTGGGATACCACCTCTCAATGAAATCTCAGTCTGGTCTACAAGGAATGTGTTCCAGAATGTGTCATAGCAGTTCTCCTGGTTAACCTTGATAGCTGCTGGCTCGATATAAGCCTCTGCCAATGAAGCTGAACCTGCTGGGGTGAATGGGCAAGTGTAAAGCTGCCATGCATCACCAATCTCACCAGTGTAAATCTTCATCTTACCCTTCACGCCGTCCATGAAGGTGATGCCATACTGTTTCAGGTCGATGTCGTATATATCCTTTGAGAAAATCTCCTGTGCTTCCTTACCACAGTATGTAATACCACTAACGTTAATGAAATTAGCCATATTAATATGATTTTTTATTACAATTATTATTTTCTTATGTTTCTTTGTTTGTTTTAAACACGAAGTGTCAAAAAGTTACCTTACAGATACTTAGCCATCTGCTCACGCCATGCGCTGTAAGTGTCAGCTGCACTAGGCTTTGCGTTTGTGTTGATTGGAGCTGCACTAGGCTGTCTGCTCATGTCCTTAATCTTCTCCTGGAGACCAGTGTTGACCTCTTTCAAGGCATTTATCTCCTCCTTCAAGCTGTTCACCAACTCCTCAAGATGGTTGTCCACCTTTGGAGCTTCCTGTGGCTCATTTACAGGCTCTTGGGCAGGCTCTGGAGCTGGCTCTGGTACTGGTGCAGGCTCTGGCTCTACAACAGGCTCAGAA